CACCTGCGAGGGTCATGAGCATTGGTGAGAGTACTGCCCATGCTTCGGCATCGTTGGGTGCTTGGTCGAGTGGTTGGGTGACGAACAGTAGGCCGTAGATGAGTGAGGCAATGGCCATCACGAATGAGAGTGTGAGCCCAGCTGCAACAAAGAGAATGATGCGTGCTTTGATTTCTTCGTTTGTCATTCTTTCTTTAGGCACAGCGTCCTCCTCCTATTTGTACATCTGTTCCGATGGTTATTGGTGCTTTGTTTTTGATGCGTTCGCAGTTGACTCTTGTACGGTCTGCGCAACTACTCAGGGCTAGGGAACTCAACAGCGTCAGGGATAGAAGCAATTTCCTCATCGGTCATCTCTCTTTCAGTTGTCTCGCCTGTTAGGCAGTCGTATTGGTGGATAGTGGGTTTTGGGTCGCTCATGGTTTCCTGTATCCGTAGATAGTGATAGTGCCTGTGATGTTGCCTGATGCTGGAGCAAGGTAAAGCCCTGTATAGGCCGTAGTTGTTGTTGTTAGTTGATTTGCATAGGTAATTAGGCCACTGTCGCCTGCGTATGACTGCCCTCGTGATTCGGTGCGTACTCCTGAAACATTTGGTCGAAAAACTGTCATTTGTGAGTTGCTGTATTGCGCTGCTGTTGTGCCGTGGTTTGCGTTGAACCAATTATTTTGAGCTGTGTTGTTGAAGTTAGTGAAAGAACTGGTCCAATAAAATCCCACTCGGTCATAAGTTATGCCTGTGTCTTTGGTGTTTGTGCCGGTCATAAGTTGAAAAATAGTGTTAGTGCCGACACTGCCGTAGTAGGTGGTGTGCACTTCGTAGTTGTCGTATGTACTGCTGAAACAGTTAGACATCTCAACGCCAGTAGAGGCACTGAATGTGGTGCTGGCTACAAAGACCAGCCCAGAGTTGGCTAGGTAGGTGTTTGTGTCGCTCGCTGTGAGCACCTCACCAGTCGTAAAAGTCTTTATAGCCATGTTTAGTATCCTAATCTGTTGTTATCGAGCGTGCCGAAAGTCGTGTTATTGAGTAACAGGTATGCGTTCAGATCAGCACCCGACACGTAATAAGTGTATGAAGCACCGGCAGGGGTAGCAGTCACGCTCACACCTTCAATCAAACACTGGTAAGTAGTGCCACGGAAAGTCACACCAACCTGAGTACCAGCCGACAAAATAATTGAACTAGAAGCACCAATTACGTCTAACTGAAACGATGACTGAGCCTCAGCAATACAAGTAAAAGAACTAATAGCGAAACGAGCAGTTCCATAGTTCCCAAGCAGGTAGTTGGCGTAGTCAGTGGCTTGACTGTTGCTGGCATTCAACGTGTTCGTCTGGTACGCCCGATACGGCACTGCAGCGCCAGCCTTCGTCACGGTCGCAGCACCAAACGATTCAGGAGTTACCGTCACCTGTGTGTAGAAGTTGTCGGCAAGGCTGTCAAAGTTGATTTTGCTATACACCTGATTAGTTGAGTTATTAGCCACATCAGAAAAGTTGATTGTGCTCACATTCGAATTGAACGGACTCACGAGCGTTGTGGCATTGCCAAACTCCCTGATGCGTGCATTGGTTGTCTGGCAAACCCTGGCAACCCAGTCGCCCCAAGTGCCACTGACCGTTGTTGCAGCCATCGCTGGTGATCCAGTTGTGCCAGTCCATGAAAGCGTCAACCCTGTTTGTGTGTTTGCAGCTGTCAACTGGTTAGCAACTGTGTCCGCAGCCATTGCATAGTTGTTGCCTTGCATACGGCCAAAACGAGCAAAACCACCTTCAACAGTGATGGTCAGATAATCGGCTTGACCGACACCACCGGCATAGGGGATGCCGTATTGCGCCGACACATCGTTGACAAAACCAACCCAGATAATGCGTGGCGTAGTGACACCAGTATTGTTTTCTATTTTGATGTATGTGCCAGCAACTAAAGCCGTGATCGGTGACGCATAGCCTGTTGGGTAGCGCATCTCAATTGTGCCAACACCCGACTTCACCTGATCTAACTGTGCTTGCCTACCGATGCTGAACTGAATGTTTTGCACGTTAGTGAGCGCAGTCCAGCCGACACCGACAGGGTCTGTCGAGTAATAAACCGTGTAGGTCTGTAAAGCCATGGCTAGTAGATGTTGCTCACACGAATAGGAACAGAACCGTTTTGCCTCATGTAGGTGCGTAGAGCGTTCACTACGGATTGAGGGTCGCCACCGTTGACGTTGATGTTGACAGTTGTGCCACCACCACCCATCTGGCCCATGCGATCTAATGGGATTACAGCCTCTGGGCCTGCCTCACCAATCATCGCCAGCGTCGGGCCAGTGACGATGCCACCTGCAGCCAACATAGGAATGTCAGGCATAGCAAAACCTTTGCCACCGATACCGGGCACCCACGACGGCACAGTGAAAGAAAACTTGCCGATGGTGTTATTCCAGACAGAGGCAATGCCGTTGAAGATTGTTTTGAACACTGTGAGCATCAGATTGAACTGAGGAATTACGACGTTAGTAATCCACCATTTGATAGCGCCAAATACGCCGTCCACAATGTTTCGGAATCCTTCAAACTTTTTGTAGGCAATGGCAAGACCAGCAATAAGCGCAATGACGCCAATAACAATTAGCCCAATTGGGTTGAGTGCCATAGCAATGTTGATGGCAACAATGGATGCTGCTATTGCTGCTAGAGCGCCTGCAATGATCATGAATGTTTGTGGGTTGTTTTGCGCCCAGGTTGCAAACTTCTGAAGGTAAGGCAAGACGGATTCAACGGCTGGCAATAACGCTGCACCAATAGATTCTTTTGTTTCGTCAAAACCAAGTTTGAGTCGAGCGAACTTGCCTGCTGTGGTTTCGGCTGCATCTGCAGCTGCGCCTCCAGTGGTCTGGGCAAGTGCAAACATGACGTCTTCAAAGGTTGAGCCGTCCTTGATCATCTGACGGTATTCAGGAGCAAGTTTGCCTAGGGCTGCAAGGTTGCCACCATAGGCTTTTTCCAGTGCACCAACGACGGTTTCCAGTGGTTTGCCGGTGGCTGCTGCAATGTCCATGGCTTGAGTTGCCAACTCTTGCGCCGTAGTAACTGAACCAGTTGCCCTAGCGAGCCGATTTAGAGTCGGCCTCAATTTGTCGTCCGAAATTCCGAGCAGTTGACCTTGCGCCGTTATCCAGTCCTCGACGCTTGCTATCTGTGCGTCGTTTGCGCCAGTGGTCTTTCTTAGGCTGTTAGCGAGCAGGTCTTGGGCTGCAGCGTCTTCAATAGCGCCTGACACTGCGTCGCCCAGGACAACAGCCAAACCAGCCAAGGCTGCAGCTGCAGGGACGGCTGCCTTCTTGATGGCGAACTGGGCCTTTTTTCCTGCGCCCTCTAAATTTCGAAATTCCGAAATGGCCTTGGAAACTCCACCTCCGTCGAAGGTGCTTATGATTGGTATAGCAAGAGCCATTAGTTCAGTTCCTTTTGGACTCGCTGAATGGCATCCATTGAGAGGCGTTGTAAAGCCTTTTCAATCTCGCCACGCTTCCTAAATACAGAAGGCCCAAGAACTCTCGTCTGGTTGGGTTTGAGTGGCCCTAGAGAGTCTCCCAGTGTGTTGGGGTTGCTACGCCCTGCAGCCTCGAAGACAGCAGCGCCGACGTAGGTCTGTGTGATGTAAAGAAGGCTGACTGCTTCCCTTGCAGCGTCCACTTTCAACTTGACTCCAGATTGTGCCTTGGCCACCGAGAAGGGAAAGATTTTGCGTCCTGATTTGTCTGTCCAGTTGCGTGACATACCCGACAAAGGGATTCGGGCGTAGCCCTGCTGAACTTCACGAATGGCTGGTTGGGCGATTTCGTTGGCGTTCTTGGTGAACTCTTTACGAAGCCCCGGCTCAACTTTGTTCAGTGAACGGATGGCTTCTTTCAGACCTGCTATCTCTATGGAGGCTGATGCTGTCATTTCCGTTTCGCTGCTTTCTGTTGTTTATTCAAAATCTCAATGACCGTGTTTAGGTCATCCGTCTCGAATGGTATTTGTGGGGGGTAATACCCGGTTGCAACAAGTACTTCTGCTAAGGCTCTTCTGTAACTGTTGCTTCCGTGGCTTTTGGGTCTTCTTGACCAACTACCTCCACGGCGTTCACGGATTTGATGTATTCGTCAAATGTTATGGGCACTGGAACGTTGTGTTGTTTGCAACATTCGTATGCCATAAACGCAAGGTCTTCGATGCCGATGCCATTGGCCAGTGAAGATGCCTTTTGTTTGAACTTGCGTTCCCAAGCGACCACCACAAACAAATTGGTTTCTAGTTCGTATGGTTCGCCTTCGTTGGGCGTGATGCGTAGTTGGATTTTCATGTTTCCCTCTGTCCTTTGATTATGGAGATGTAATGTCTCGTGCCCATGTGCCACCAGTAAAGGTAGCCGTCACGGTTGCGAGTTCGCCCACGGTTGAGTTGATAGGCGTAAAGGATTCCAACATTGTGTTTGTAATGGTGTACTCAGGGTTAGACGCCGATTCGGTCGTTCCAGATGGGCTGATGACAAGTGTTGTGTTGCCTTGACCGACCATTGCTGCAAGTGCTGTTTCAACTTCTGCTGTTGCGCCTGTGCCACCGTAGGAAAGGAAAAACTCGATTGTGCATTCGACCGATTGCAAACCACCGACCATGCGAACCCCTGTATCTCCAAACGCCGTTGATTCAAGAGCCGTCTGGCCCACAGTAAGTGTCACTTGGTTAGCGTTGTCGCCAATCTTCGTGTAAGTAGTAGCGCCCTGCGTGATGTTTATCGTTGCATTGCTGAGGAATGTTGTTGATGCCATTTCTGACCTTTCTAGTTTCGTTTGACTGCGATAGCCACAGTCAAATCGTATGTTGGTATGTCTTGCCCACCGTAAGAAGCATTGCCCGGTCGGGCGTCAACTACGGCAATGGAAGAGTTCATGATTGTGTCAACCGTGGTCATCAGATAATCACCTGAATCTTGGTTGCCGGGAGGAGCTGCAAGTATGCGAACTGGGATGCGAAAGTCGCCCACGTTGTAAGTCCATGACGTCATCACTGGGAGTTCAATAAAGACAGACATGGGTCGTGCGTTGCGTGGGTCTGTGACTGGTTTCAAACCCAACGCTGTCAACGCTGTTTTGATTGCGTTCACTGCGTCAACAAGGATTCCAGATGCAGGCATTAGGCCACCTGTGGACGGCCACAACCAATGAGAGACATGATGCGTCCCATGGTTGAAGGAATAGGGATTGAAGACATTGCGTCAAATGAGGCAAACGAATCTGCAGAGCCACGCTCACGGTAGAGAGTTGCTGCATACATGATTGCCCCAAGTTTTACATCTGCACCCGGCACTGTTGTCATCGAGTCTGTGTAACCAGCCTCACGACGCTTTCTAAAGCACCAGTTGTTGGTGGCATTGACGCAGACGGTGACAAAGGCCGTGTCATTTGCCGTTGAAACGTCAATGCCGAGCCAACTGGTCACATCGCTAGAATTTATCCAACTCACGCTAGGTGTGAATGTGACAGTTCCTGTAGCAACAGAACGCTCTAAATCACCGTCATCGTCTCGGAAAAGAAACTGAAACAGTCGAATGACTTCATTGTCAAACTGAAAGTCGCCTTCGTCTGACTGTCCGATGTATTCGTTGTCTTGCGTAGAAAGAACGGTGTGTGTGCCGTTCATGTTGTGGCCTGCGCCAGCGATGGTGACAACATCGCCGACTTGGATGCCAGTTTCAACGAAGGTCTGAAGAACCACAACACCGTCTAGGCGTGTGTGAAACGCTAAGTCGTAAGTGGCCATGGTTCTTCAGTTCCTCTAGTACTTCGTCGGTTT